TATCTACGGCTCTTTGAGCCGCTTCATCCACAGAAAAGCCTCTGTTACTAGTCGTCGCTACTTCTACCTTACCCAAGGCGAGGGATGCATCTATCTCAAACATTTCCCGCCTCCCGCAAGCTAGCTACCTTATCGTGTCGGCCATACAGTATGGGTTCAGCGTCTGAGGGCTCTGGGGGGGCCGCTTCCGATTGTCTAGAAACGGTTAAGCCGCCATTTTCAACAGACATCACAAGTGGATCTTCTAGTCTATGATACCCATAAAGTTTTTCTTCATTTGGAACATTTGTGTCTAAAAGCGTTGAATCCTGGGCTACTTCTATTTTTATACCACGAGCAATAGCCGTTGAAATCCAAAATTCTGTGCAAGCCCTTCCTGCCTCCGCCATAACCAAGTTAGACTTATAGGAATAGTCGATCCCGTATAAATAGAGCTTCTTAACCTTATGATAAATAGCGAAAGCTATGGCATAGGGAACCGTGTTGTTAAAATAGCAAAGTCCCGTATCCTTAACTACTTCTTCGAGAGGATACAATACTGCTCCAGGGACACGATCATCTAATACACAAGTGTATATAGGGCCAGGATGGCTATCTAAAATTTTACGCATTGCTTTTGTTTGCGCTCCGGCATCTTCTGTGTCAAGAAAACGCGAAGCAGGATCCATCATAAAAACACGATCATGTTTTATTGGGACCATCATAGAATTAATAGCCCACACTTCATCAAATATTTTTCCATTAGCGACGGAAGAAGTGAAAATCCCTTGTGTGCTTCCTAGCCCTACAATAGCAACATGACGGCTGTCTAAATGTGAATGATCAGTCATAAGGGTCCCTATCGTACAAAGGTTTATCTACAAAACCGCCGTGAGCCCTTTTTTCTGGATTTCTTTCTTTTGTCGATTCTGGCGGGAAACGAGACTGTTGGGCTAATTCATTCTCAGCCGCAGCGATTAAATCAACTATGTAATTAACCCATCTTTTTTCCTTGTGGCTAAGATTTTTACTGTAGGGGTACGGGATATTTTCTTGATGAGATACAACCCCCATAGCAATCCGCGCTATGGGCCAACTTACTAAACTGCTCTCTTTAAAATTTAACTTTTCCCTAGCGGGTTGAACTGGTCTTGGGGTTCTTAGCCTCTTGTAAAACTGTACAGAATCAAGCACCTTCATTACATCTTCTTCCGCAAAGTTCCCCTGTGGCAACTTTCCTTGTTTTTTCAGGTGTTTAAATCCCGCGTGACCAAACTCATGTGATTCTGCTCTATTAATGTCTGTCCTTTGGAGGTTTGAGGCTTCTTCTCGGGTAAGTTTTCCGGCTGCGCCGCTATGATACAAATCCAAAAAATCGGTAGTATTTACACGAACCTTACCCTCTTTAGAAGTATATAATCCCCTCCAATCCGTACCATATATCCTTATTTTCGGATGGTCCCCCATGATTTGAGGGGTTTGGTTTTTAGTACCTTTCGGAACGCGACTTGCCATCACAGGGGAATAGAATTTTGAAAGATCGGCCTTGGCGTATTCCCCCCCATGTCTTTTTGCTAAAGCCCGAAACCCCAGGTAACTTAAAGGATTAAAATAAGTGTCGTTTACCCTTGCCGCCGTAAATTCTACGTCAGCTAAATTTACCGCAGGATCATAACCTTCGGGGTACACGTTATCTTGTTGGTCGTCAGCCATAATAACTCCGTATGTAGGTAGACGGCTCACTGTCTACCCAATCGTCGCTCGACAGTTGCGCAAATAGATCTTTATTCCTCATTACGCAACGCCCCTTCGGACACGATCATATCTATATTGGTCGCGTGTCTGTGAGCCTTCTCCAAGGTTCTTTAACCATTGCAACGCTTCCCCATAACGCTGGTTATAAAGACCTAGAAGATCTGGTTCCCCCTTCAAAAAGGTATAGGCCTCAACAAGAGAACCGTACAACAACGCCAACTCTGCGTTTGTCCCAAGCCAACTTGTGCCGTCGGACGATTCTGTAATGGATTGCGGCCGGTAGAAATAATGCAACTCCACGGTATAGTTTGAATCAGGAGTCGGAGCTATCAAGAACGTGTCTTGATCGAAATCACCGTAGTAAAGAGGAACACCCGTGGTTGCGGGATCAGGCGTGTAATCCTGCAACATTGTCACTTGCTTGTATAAAAGAAACCCTTTGCTCGAAGAGACTATGACGCTCAAGGAGTTCTGAGCTAGGAAGTCACTCGGCTTCGCTAGAAAAGCGTTTCCAGATGTTAGCGTGCCTTGTGTATTCTTACGAAAAACGTCTAACTGGCATTCTTTTAGAATCCGCTCTTCGGAATTAATGATGAACCGCGGCAACTGACTAACAAAGGTCGATTCCGTGCTCTGAACGTAATCTTGGATAGCCGTTTTAAGTGTTGTAAACGTGAATGCCATAAAACACCCCTATTACGAAGACAGAGTGACGGGACCAGCCGAAGCCAGCCCACCTCCCCCGGCCACGTTTCCGATTGTTGCCGTTCCGCTGCTGGCGCTAAAGGTGTAGGTATTATCCGAAACCTTGGTTATAGAATAACCCGAAGATTGCTCTAAAACGCTCCCAGTAAATCCGTCAAACGCCAAAACCGATCTAAACCGGACTGTGTCACCTGTACTGCGACCATGTCCTGGTTCCGTCACGGTAATAACGGCTGAACCACTGCCAGAAGACCTAAACGAATCTAGCGCCAGAAGAACACTAACAACCGGTTCTATACGATCTGGTCTAGCGTCACGCAAAGCTTGGGGATCCGCAATAACCCGTTTGGGCTCTATTTGAGGTTGCTTAGACTCGTATTCATCAGGCCCAACGAGACTACCGTTCCATTCTTTCAGCATTACCCGTAGCGGATACGCTCTTCCAGAACGATCCGATATACCTAATGCGTGTACACCAGAGGCATATCTAGGCATTACCTAACACTCAACGAAGAAAAACTGGGAACTAATCTCAACGCTGTCCGTTCAGAATCCTCACTAGCAGCACGCATGAATTCTTCATCATAAACGGCTTTGAGTGTCGGCAGTAACTGGGGCGCCTTTTTCATGGACAGATAATACGCCAAGCCAGCGGTAAGACACGGTAAAAACCTAAAAGGTATATCTGCGGTATTAACGCCCGCATCAGCGTCCTCTATCCGCCGGATACGGTAATAAATAAGTTGGTCGGTAGAGTTTTCTGGAGAGGGCCAGATCGTAATTGTCGGTGTGATTAAACGATCTATGTAAAACTGAGACGGTCGGCCTTGCGTAGTTTTATCAGGGGTGTCTAGGTAATCCCCCCGACTAATCCTACTGATGCCAATGTCCGATCCGCTACGCCGTACAACCGCTTCCAAAACATCCACCGCAGACTGAGCGTCCACCAAACTTGGGTCAGCACTGATTGTAGTACTGGCAGCACTGCTGGAACCTGTTATGGTTTCACCAGCGGTAAAGGCCCCAGAAGGAACGGTAACCGTTATCGTGGTTGAGGAAGGCTTTGTTATAACAGACGCCGTAGAATTGCTGGTCCCTCCTGTTATGGTTTCCCCCACACTAAGGTTGGTGGAAGCCCCAACAGTAGCCGTTATAGCCCCTATAGGATAAGTCGCCACAGAAGAAGAGGTCGATAGTTGCGCAAGGGTTTGCGTAATCTCTTCGACTGTCCAGAGATTAAGACCACGGTTCGCCCATTCCGCAAAGAGAAGGTTTAATGAGCGCCGCGCAGTTCGAGCATCATAACCAGTACGAAACTCCAGACCGCAACGCTCAAAGGCCTCCTCTGTGATTTCGGCCATGTCCAGGTTAAAATCAACAGATCCAGAGGTCGCCATCTAACTTACCTAGTACTCTTTTAAGCAGTAGAGAACTACCGAATAGGTGTCTCCGCTGCTATGACCAACAGTGGTAAGTTTTATGTCGCCCGTCTTTCCGCCAGAAGCTGCAACGTTGGGAAGTCCACTTATATCTGAATAATCTAACGTGTCGGAATAATCCGCGGGGAGTTCTGCGGCGATAACGTTCGTGGAAGCATTCCACAAAACCTTCACACCCATCCCTACATTAGAGAAGGATATCTTCTTGATTCGGACACCCGTACAAGCCGCGCCGTCTTGCCGCGAAGCTAAAGCAGAAACATCAACTTTTGTAACGGCAGATTCTCCCGTTCCATCGCTGGTGTTCGTGCAGTAAATAACAGCGTTTCGATCTCCGTCCTGTACTGTCGTCGCTGTAACAGCATCAGCCATATAAACCTCCTCTAGAAATTGGGGGGACTACCGCCCCCCCAACACTAACTATTCAAACGGCGTTGCTAAAGTGGCATCGCCAGAGAGGAATGCTTCGCAGTGCCACACAGCAGCTGTTGTCGCTTTTAGACGAATAATGCCGCCAACAAGCCAACCTTGTTCTATCGAACCAAGGTCTATCGTATCATCGTTGCTGGCATCAGGAATAAAGGTGTTTGTGTCACCCGCCGTTCCATTGTCAAATATTTGAGCAAAACCAGAGTAAAGATCACTGGCGTTCTGCGTATTGATCTGGCCGGCCCCTGTAAAGGTCGTGCCTACAATGAAGGTGTATTGTAGACCTGCCGCCGCCGTTGGTAGCGTGACAACAATTCCTGCCGCACGGTTCAAAGTAAAGACTGCGCCAGATTGCGTCGTAGCAACCGTATAAGTCGCATCCTCAATCGAAACGATGTTGGCATAAGATGAAACATATCCGGTAGTTACTACGTTACCGCTAGTGTCTACATCCCAATTAGTCGTCACCGCGCCTGTAGTGGAATTGACGCTAATTTGCTCAAAACCATTTTCAGACCGAACAGGACCGTTAAATGTCGTATTAGCCATTTGTTGGCTTCCTCCTTACGAGAGATTGGCCCTAGCGTCTTCGTAAGCGTCTGCTGGGGCAGTCGCTAGGGTTATGTGATTCCCAGAGTAAATTACATAACAAATACCATAAAGTGGAGGGAAGCCCCTAAAGACTTCCCTCCTTTATTTATTTACGCACCCGGAGATCCGTAAACACAACGTGGGTCGGAATACCCGAAGCTATAACGCTCTCGAGCCTTGAAACGAACATTGCCCGTATCAAAGTCACCTTCCATCTTCGTGGACATCGGCATACGTTTAAAATGAACGAAACCGCGAGGTGCATCCGTCTTAACGAAGAACGCATCCGTGTCCGTCAGATAATGGTTAACAACGTAACCCTGCGGAAGCATACCCATGTTCCGCATGGCGTTAACATCGTTGTCGGCACTGCCTGGACGAAGGGTGGATTCCAACAAACGATCTGCAACAAATTGCAGGGCTGGTGGAATGATCAACTTCTGACCACGAACCGATACTTTGAGGCCGCGCTCATCGACAAAAGCTGCGATGTCGATAAGAGCATTTTCAAGGCTGGTTTCGTTCAAATCAGCAGCTGTACTGGGCTCGTTACGAAGGTCGTTGTTGTTAACGAGAGGATGGTCCGTCGCACAAAGCTCCTTACCATCACCGCCCGTAAAGGTGCTATCAAAAGCGTTGTTCAGCGTAGCGGCGCCCTTCACCTGCTTGGTGTTGGCCATGCTACGTGCCAAAGCTTTCGTATAACGTGACGCAAGACGATCATACAAATTATCCTCAATGGCCTCTTCCGTGATGGAAAATGCCAAGGCTATCGTCTCATGCGTATACCTGGCGGTGTACGCTTCTTGCGCGTCATCAAACGAGATGGCCGAACCCTCTGCTTTAACAGGGGCCGAACCGAAACCAGAGAGCATCACCTCTTCTTCAAAAGCACGTTCTGAAGATTCAGTATCATAAATCTCTGACGACTCGTCGTCATATCTGGCATACTCAAGGCCGAAAAGGGCGTTGAGACCAGGCTCTAGCTCTTTAGCTAGTTGGGCTCTACTAATAGCCATTTTTCAGTCCTCCTATACGCCAGTGGTTGAAGGTGTACCAGCAGCAATAGCACCATTGTTGCTATTGAAGTGGTTGTTCAACCGAACAATTGCGCCTATCCCAGCCGCCGAAAAATCAGCGTTCTCTGGATCATCGACCCAGCCCACAACACGCATCTGCAAGGCTGCCGTAGTTGCAATCGTACTGATCGCAAGGCGGCCCAGCGAAACACCTGTGGCGTCTGTGCCAGTGATCGCAGTTGAGAAATTAGCGTTAGCAAAAACTGCGGCGCGTGCCGTAGCCTTGCTCGTCCACGAAGCATCCGTTGCAATAACATAAAGTTGCATCGGGTCATCGTTGACAAACGCTTTTACTGGATGATTGGAGTCTGCCCCGGAACCGGGCCAGTAGTTACTCCAAACTGTCTTACCAGTGGTACTGGACACATACTCGCACCCCTGAAACACACCTAAAAGACCCACCGTACCACCGGCCGCGGCGCCAGGGGCGTCGATATAACCGGTAGAAAGCGGAATCACGGGTTCGCCGTGATACAGCTTGTTGGTGTTTCCATTCGCGATTTCATAGGCAGAGTACTGGGTCATACCAGTGGAGTTTGAGGCCCCGCCCTGCTTACTTAGAGGGCGGAGACCAAAGCTTCCATTACTGTTAGCCATGTTCTCTCCTAGTCCTCATTCTGAGGACCTCCAAAAGTTACACGAGATTGCCGATCAGGTTTGTTAATCGGCATTGCCGGATGCTGTTCACGAGCTAGGTCGTTATCAACAGCCGCCATCTGATTGTTTGTCATGTTGCGGAAATACGCATCGCGCTCCTCAACAATCTCAACCGGAACTCTTGCAAGCAGAAGACCACCTACACCTATAACACCAGCGTGCTTACCATCCTCAACGGTCGGAACCTCAAAATCCGGGTACTCATCACCACGCACCAGTTCCCATCCCTCTCGAGATCGTGCTGCTACGTTTTTGCGGTCATCAAAACCCATCACTTCAGTTCTAATCCATCGATGCTTGTAGCCCTCTGGGGGCGGCGGCGCGTCCAACATGGACGGTGGCTTCCAAGGTTCCCTGCGTGCTTGCCTTGCACGAGTTTGATTGGCTCTTGGCGTTCTCGTAGACTTTTCGCGAGATGTGTTCTCAGTAGTCATGGCTAGTCCCTCACATATTTTGCATATTCCTCGAGCGGCACATTAAGCTTCTTAGCTATAGCAACTTGAGATGGGGTTAGCCGCACAGTTTTCCGTCCAGTCCTTTTGCGGGAAGCGGAAGATTCGGCCGACGCAACCTTTCTTCCCCCGTTGGTTTTTGACTTAGAATCAAGTTTGTTTGGAAACTCATCCCTAAGTCTAGAATCTAGTTCAGCATAATACGCATCTGAGTTGGGGTCAAATCCTTCATCCTCAACTAATCTACGATGTATGCCAAAGGCACCGTAGGTCATGACCTCATCATTGCCAAACCAAGTGTTCTCCGAAGCCCATGCTTCGGCCTTTGGGTCAGGCGTTGCCTGCGGTTGGGGCTGTGGTTGGGCCGGTTGAGGCGGCAACGGTGGTGGTGCAGGTGTCTCAACGCGGTTCTCTTTTTTACTACGAGCGACATTTGCACTGGATTTTTGCACCGTTAGGTTAGCTAAATCTTCCTGCGCCTGAACCAACTTGTCAACATCGCCCACTTCATGAGCTTCTCGAAGGGCTTGTTTAGCCGAATCAAGCTCACTTGAAACGCGGCCGTCAAACTGGGCCATATACCCCTCATCAAGAACGGTAATGCGTTGTTTGAGGTTTTCGTTTTCTTGGCGAACGCTTTCAGCAAACTCAATCGCGGTCTGTTTCTGACGCTCCTCCTCTCGAAAACGCTTGGTCAGTTGGCTAATCCGCCCCTGGACGCCTGCGCTATATTGTTCAAGCTCACCCGAAGAGTCGTCCTCCTCTACTACATCCGGGGATGCCGACAAAGGCGCCTCTTCCTTATCTTCTTGAGGTGAAATATTTACTTCCGTAGGGTCTTCATCGTTGTCGCCAACGTCAATCTTCGTCTCGTTAGGCATGGTCGTTCTCCATGG